AGATCTACGTGTACTACGGTTGGTCGGAGCACGAAAAGGGTGAAACCTGTCATGTACGTTTCGAGCGCGAAGGCGGGATCTCCAACACCTTCAAGCTCAACAAGAAACTGACCAACATCCTGGTCAAATCGCCAATCGTCTGTATGGATCTCAAGATCCGTTTCGAGCTGCAAGCGCTCGAATTGGCGAAGCACGAATTCCCCAAAGAATGGCTGCTCTCAGCGGAGAAGCACCCACTGGATGGTTTCCTGCAAGAAGACCTGTGGAGCATCGATCGTAACTCGTTTGAACTGAGTGAAAAGGTGGCCAAGGTTGTCAAAGACATCCTCCACACCAGTCACCGTCTGCTGGCCTTGACCACTGATCGTGTTTATGACCTGTACATGTCGCTGAACGTCGACGCGTTGGACCTCACCAAGTTCAAGCTGCGTTTCGACCGTATCTATCCGAAGCTCCCTGACTTGAAGAACGAGAACGACGAACTGTCGCCTATCATCATCGGTATCAAGGAAGAGTTCGGTCTGGAGACTGGTGACAACGCTACGTACAACCAGGTGGTGACACAGCTCAAGAAGTACGAGCAGATCATCAACAACTCGGTCGAGAAGCACATCCGGAAGTCGAACCTTAAAGGTGACCCTCTCGAGATGTTCAAGAAAGAGATCACCTCGATCCTGATGGCCACCAGTCACTACACCGGCAAGGTCTTCAGCTACGACGGCGTTCACGGCGCGGACCTGCTGAACGAAGTGGCCAACGACATCCTCGAGAAACTGCACTACTACCGCGCCGGTGCCGGTACTCCAGTTCGCCGTGACCTGGCCCTGGACATCAGCAGCTGGTACGTCTGGGAATATCCTGAAGATGGCAGTGCACCTATTCGTGCGCCAGAACCAGAACTGGACTTCCGGACCATCATCCTGGAAGGTTACACCGATAGCTTTACCGACCTGCTGGGACCGATTCTGATCGAGTCCGGTCACGTTGACGCGATCCGTCCTTATAAGCACCACGTGAAGGCGGATCTGTCTGACGGTCGTGCGATTGGTTCGATGACTCGTGTAACGCGTTAATAGCGGTAATTCCCTACCCTAGGAGCCTGGCTCCTAGGGTAGGGGTTATGCATGCAACTAAGGAGTTACGCCCAGACGACTTTCAAGCTCCTTGATATAAGCTTGCTGGTCAGTAATGGTTTTCTCCATCGACAGCTGTTTAGCCAAATCACTGTTGTTATCAACAATGCGGTTCTTACGAGCAGTCTCCATGGTTTCGTGTTCGAACTGCGACACGTAACCAATAACAGGAACCGTCCCGATCTTCACCGTACTGTTAATCCCGTAGTGTTCGAGGATCCATGTCTGGAAGTGAGTAAGTGCTTCCTCCAGAGCAGGCTTCATCTCGACAGACAACGCCCCCAAGTCACTCACCAGAACCATGCGTTCATAAAGGAACCCGTCAACCAACGGGAAGCTCTTCAGGTACGTACTGGCAACGTAAACCGGTGCAGTGCCTTTACGAGGGATCAGGGTAATGATCGCGCCACCAGCCTGAACGATATCTTCAAGCATGGTGAGATAAGTAGCTTCATCAACACCCAGTGGTGCAAAGACCCGCTGATAGATGTTGATGTTCAAACCTTGCATTTCACCCACGGTACGAATCGCTTCAACCGTATAGCTACTGGCGGGATTAACCACACGATCGAATGGCGCCAGTACCTCGAACCGTCCCGTTACCCGGAGGGCGGGGAGGATGGTGTTCTCAGCCATAAGGTTACTCCGTTACGATTCCGTCTTGAATCATCTGGTATTTGGTGAATGCCACGTACTTGACCCGGTTGATACGTTTGGTCACACACAGTTTACCCAAACGTTCTACTCGCTGGACGCCTGGTGGGAGCAGCGAAATAGGAGTGACGATTTCCGCAGCAGCCATCAGTTCTTCCATACCGTAGGCAAAGTCCATGGACTCCTGTGACATGGTCTCGAATTCGGGTTCTTTGGAAGCGATCAGTTGATAGTCTGGAACAATCGACGTGATCTTGGTCATTCCCGCACGGTTGTTGACCTTCGCAACGAACAGTGCCTGCAAAGATTTGTACATCAACGGTACAGACTGGGCGGATTTTATGAGATGGGTCGACGGCATGGTAGGACCCAGGTACTTGGTTGCAATGCTCATCACGGTTTCGCGATCAACAATTGGCGAGTATGTACTTGCGCCATTGGTGCGGTTAACAACACCAATGCGACCAAACTCTGGGATGACGTAGAACTCCAATGGGTTGAAGAGATCAGGAATCTTCTCTTCCCACTGGGCACGAGTGAACTGGGTATTCGCCATGATCTCGTTTTGGATTTGCTCGAAGAGCTGATCCTCTGCGTCAGCGCCGTTACCCCAGGACCAAATGATCCATGTTCCCACGTTGTACTTGCCCGTGTTGATCAGATCGATGATCTGGAATTCAATCGGGTTACGTTCGGTACCTGGCCATTCGTAATTATTCGTTGCTTGCGATTCCCGTTTAGCAACTACAACTGGCGTTTCCGAGGCCAACCGCGCAGCAATTTCCTGGTAGTTAGCATTCATCAACCAGTCCATTTCGCCAATAGGCAATGGATGAATGACGGTAAACTTAACGTGTGGGTATTGCAGACGGAAATAGGCGTCAGCCATCCACATGTAGAACGGTTGTTGTTCCGATCCAACAATATGGTACCCTTTAACATAGCTCGGCAAGAAGATGGCATTGTTAGTCGCCATCTCACCAATGTCTTCAATGATGACGTTGGTAGTAAACTGGGTTTTCAGGATCTGCAAGCAGTTGGTACGGCTGGAAGTTACATTACCAGCCAGAGCTTGTGCATAAAGCCAGTTGGAGATTCCGATTTGCGCCTCAGCAATAGCCTGAGGCATTGGGATTTCTACGCCGTCTTTAGTCGACAAGAAGTTGACAAGGGTAGTTGCACTTGCTACGTTAACAGCCAAGGAGAACTTCCCTGGATCTTTTGCGTAGCTCAATGCTTTGCCGCTCAGCTCACCAATAGCCGAGACGACACCAATATTGTTGCTATACAGTTTGGTAATAGTAGCAAACGACAGATAGGACGTGCTCATATTAAAGAACTCTCACCGTGAAGTAAGGAAAAAGAACCATGACGCTCGGTATAGCGAAGGAGATGGCCGACAGACTCATAGAATTCATAATAAAAATGTTTCAGGGAGAGTCTGTCGAGGATCAGTTGACGAAGGCAATCAAAGCTATCGGGCTCGTATTGGCGGTGTCTTTGTTCGTTAACTTTTCGATGTTCCTGGCTAACCTAAACCTCCGGATGGAACTGGACGCGACGCAGGAAAGCCTTGCGAAGGTCAGCGTTTTATTCGATGGAGGGGAAAGCTCGGCACTTAGCTCATTCGTCCGGGTTAACAACCAGACGGGGAGTCAAATAGGGCTCATACAAGCACAGAACAATTGGCTAGGGCGTTACGCTATTTCGCTGACGGTAGAGAACCTGTACCTTAAAAGGTCGATCGTGGTTTTGGCTGCCACAAACCGTCGCATTATAGCTAACAACAATGTTCTGCTACAGAAGTGTGTTCCTTAAACTTTTATCTACTGGGCGGTGCATTATAGGAATGCACCAACCATAGAAGAGACCTTCAAATGGAAGAGATTGTACCGACCATAAACCTGGTCATGTATTTCATGTTGGACTCGATCAAACAGAAGTCCATCCACCATTTCTTCGGTGCTCATGGTTACACGTACGATGTAACTGAAGAGGGTAAGAAGAAGCTGGTTAAAGATGTCCCGACGTCTTCGGGGTATTACACCAACAACGTGCAGAAAGCCAATACGGTGGTGGTGGTCAAGGATATCGTCTCTCTGGAGGTCACGGATAAACGAACCAAGACCGAAGCGTTGTTGCAAGGCTTTTTGACCACGTTGGATCTGTTCAAGACAGAACCGACCATGAAGAACCTGTGTGTCATCACGGTTCAGAAAGAATTGGGGACGATCACCCGTTATAAAGAAGGTGATCTGAAAAACAAGGAAGACTTGAAGTTCGCCGGTGAAGTTGTCACCGCCAAAGAACGCGAGTTGTTGACTGACATCTACCACACGCTGGAATGGTTCAAAGAAACCGGTCGTTCGGTGGTCTTTGACTTTACTGGCATGGCGGAAGGTGGTGCTGGTGTTCGTGAATGTCAGAAACGTCTCGATCTAGCTCAGGTTATCACTCAGTGGGGTTTCGACTCTGAAGACAAACTGAGCATCATGCCTCGTAAGCAATACGAGGACCCTGAGGTGCACTTTAACAAGTTGATCGACGCTACCCGCTGGTTCTGCGACAGCGGTGAAGGTAGCACGTTCTACGACCTCCACGAGGGGTATCGCGTGTATGGCTTCGGCAAGGTAGAACCTGACAAGAACTATTACGGCAAGCTGACTCCAGACGTAACGTTCTCGAAGCTGTACACCAAGAAGCCGATGGAGCTGTTGGATAAACTCTACGACTTCTGTAACAAGCGGATCGACAACAGTAACGGTTACCTCTTGGCTGGCGATTTGAACAACATCGTCAGCAAGGACTTGGCGCGTTTGATTGACCAAGTTCCAGGAGTTCCCAACAAGAAAGGTAAAGTCTTCAGTCCGTTCACCAAGCAGAAGAGCAAACCTCTCCTGATGGAGTTGATCAGTCCGGTCCTTATGTCGTATCGCATCAAGGACTACCTCGGTTCGCTGAACGTCATCTTCGAAGCTTTCATGAAGAAGGACGAGAACAACAAATCGGGTTACTCCACGTTCTACGACATTACCGATCTGATCTACGTAAAGGAAGTCAACGGTAAAGGGGTGACGAAACTCAAACTGAACCCAGACTTCTCTCAAGACCGTAAAACGTTTGTGGTGAAGGTAGATCATCCTTCATCTAAGAAACCTGTCCCTGTCACGTTGTCGATTGGCTACGATCTTCCAGACCGTAACTCGTTTAACAGCGTGGAGGATCCAGACGTTAAGGTGTGGCTGGTAACAGACACGCGGAATGAGAATGGCCTCCGTTACTCGACTGTGGTTCAAACGGAAGAGTTCATTTACATTCACACCTCAGCGGTGGCGAACTTACGGGTACTGACGTTGGCGGAATTGGGTAAAGACGCTTAAATACACTATAGCCCCTACCGGCCCTACAAGGCCGGTAGGGTGCTTAACGCTATTAGCCTTTCAGTGCTACTACTTCTTTGATCTGCTCGCGGAAAACGGCACTCAGTTCGTTCAGGAGGGTCATCATGGCACCACTGATGTCTACCAGGCGAACAAAGTTGTTGATGGTCAATTCCAGGTCGGTCAATACGCTGCGTTCGAAGGTCAACTCGTTTGACTTGATCTTCTCGATGAGCAACTCACCCAGGTGATAGGTATTGGTCAGCTCACGGGCCACGATCTCGATGTCACGCGCGCTGAGGGTCTTCAGCGAGGTGTTGTAGACATCCATCACTTCCAGCATCTCGTTGAAGTTCACGTAGACTTCAGACAGAGGTACTTTCAGACGACGTTCTTCATCCGGCAGTTGCTTGATGAAGCTGTCGCCGTTGAGGATGGATTCATCGAGGTTGTTGATGGTCCACTTGAAACGCTTGTCACTACGACCGGTCTTGATCATCTGCTTCAAAAAGTCGTAAAGACGCGAGGTTTCGGTGCGCAACGAACCCAGCAGGAAGACACCTTCAACCGCGCCCTTGACATGAGCCATCATATTGGCAATGCCCGGAGTATAGTTGGTAGGAACGGTGATGGGTACTGCGCTGTGGCGCACGAAATTGATTTCTTTCCGTGCGACCATATTACGCAATTTATTGTTGTCCACCGTATGGACAGGCCGGGAGAAGAGAGCGACCTTCTTGTCCACCATGGTGCCGAACTCAGAGAAGAACAGACCCATGCTCTCGCCCAAGCTCAGGGATTCGACCCCTGCAATCTCCAGCGGTTCGTAGTTCTTAACCGCGTCGATGAATTTCAGTTCCTCCAGTTCTTTCTGGAAGACCGTGTATTGACTCTCGAAACTGGTGTCGTCAATATTTTCCATAACTGTGGCTCTTATCAGTATAGTTGGGAAGTGCGATTTAGGTTATCACACCTCATTAATTTCATAAAATGACCAGGATTTTTTAGGACATGGCCAATAGCCCCTTTGATTTTGTAGAGACCTTGGAATCGTCCAGTACCATTGCAATCGACCTACCAACGTCCCCTATTTTCGACCTACTAAACACCGAGGTGGTGTATGGTAAGCACGGGGAAGCTTACAACAACGGTGGAGTTAGCAAGAACGTAGCTATCTGTGGTGGTAACAATACACAGAAGACGGGTAAGCTCGTTCTTGATATTGCTCGTGTTCTGATTCGTTTTGATAAAAGTGTTGCGTTTGTTGCTGACATTGAAGATAACTTTAAGGTCAGTCGTTTGGCCGATCTGGTTGACCGTGAGATCGGCATTCCAGGTTACTTCAACGACAAGATTAAAGGAAAGCGTTTCTTCTACTTCTCGAAGTCAGACATCAAGAATCCTTGCGACGGTAACTTCGTCAAAGCGATGTTCCGAGATATCAGTGCCAAGGTTCGTGGGCAGCTCGAGAAGGGCGATGATATCTTCATGAACACTCCGATCGTAGATGAGAAGGGCGAGTTCGTTAAGATTATCGTTCCTATTCTGTTCGCGGTTGACTCGATCTCGGAAATGCACTTCGGGAAGATCTCCCAGCACTTCCAGGAAGGTGATGTGGACGACGGTGGCGAGAAGCGTACTCGAGACCTGTCCATCGGTAACGCCCGTCGCATCGTGCATGAAGACGCAGACGTCTTGGGGGCAGTTGCAGGCATTTACCAGATCTGGGTAGCCCAGACAGTTTCCACCATCAACCTGTCGGGACGTCCAGAAGAGAAAGAGTCGGTCTTCATCCGTCCTGGTAAGAAGCTGAAGGGTCCTAAGAGCCTGCTGCGCATCCCTCAGATCGGTCATGAGATCATCAAGGGTAGCTTGCTCAAAGAAGGTAACGATTGGCTCTACCCGAATCCGTTCGGTCGTGACGTTGAAATCAACGCAGATGCGAAGGAAGTGCCTGACCTGATGTACTACTCCTGCCAGCCTTATCGTAACAAGGCGGGGATGTCGGGCATCAACTCTTTCTTCATCGGTAGCCAGTCGATGGGGATCCAGGAAGGCCTGACCATGTATCACGTCCTCAAGACCAGTAAGTACTTCGGTCTGGACGGTAGCAAGATCAGTCACTGGTTGCCGATTTACCCTGAGTGTAAATTGAGTCGGACCACCATTTGGGGTAAAACGCTCGAAGACAAGAAATTGGTCCGGGCACTTACCATTATTTACCATTTGTGGTTCATGCGGACCTTCTGGTTCAAGCAGCCGTTGGAACATCGCATTAGCCCGCAGGAATTATACGAAAAGATCAAAGCTCGCGGCTTGGATTGGGACGACATTCTCGAGAACACTGTAGACTACTGGTTTACCAACCCGGATATCAAGAAATTTACCGTGACCACTCATGAGTTGGTCCGTATTGCTCTGGGTGAACGTGATCCTTACTGGATCAAAGATTACAAAGATCCGTCCAAGAAGGCAGACAAATAACTTTATTTAAGGGAGGGCAGCTAAGGTTGCCCTTCTCTTTGTTTTATAAGGAATTGCGGTCATGATGGAACCCACTGAACAGCGCATCAACATTCTGGTCGTTGTTGAAAGCAACTTTATCAACCTGTGCCGTGATCCTCAGGATTACGTTAGCAACTTCAAAGATAAAGTTGTCGCCATGAGTGATAACAAGGCGTCGCTGTTTACCGTTACCGGTCGCTACGGTCTGACCAACGTTGATAACACCATTCCTGCTATTGATGTCATGGACAAGAACAAGACCATGTTCCGTCAGATGTTGGAGAACTCGTCGACCCTGTTTGACGAGGTTGTCGTTATTACCTCTGTTCCTGATGATCCTTATATCGAATCGGCGCGTGAAGTTGCCACCAACACCAGCAAGACCTTCACCCGCTACGGCTACCCGAGGAAGTAATCATGGCTAACCGTAAAGCGTTTGAAAAACTGGTGCTCGACCGTATGGCTCGAGTTACCGACGGTGGTGGTAACAAAGTCATCTATGAACGCATCTTCAAAGAAGCGACAGATGAACAAATTGAAGGGATGATCCAATGGCTGGAGCAAGGTAACTCGCTCCCCATCTGGTCTCCTGGTGGGATCAAGAAAGAAGAACTGCGTTACGAAAACCTGATGAAGCTGTGCGAACTCGACAAGGTCAAGATCATGCAGCGAGTGATCTCGTACGACGAAGACACCAACATCATGTCGATGTCGCCTAACGAGGCCATCGTCGGCCGTTCCGAACTCCGGGCTCAGCGTCAGTTCTGGGCCAAGAAGTTCAACGCAGCGAAGAACGACTACAAGATCGACGACCTTACTGGCCAGGTCTCGATGGAATCACGGGCTACCGGTATCAGTATGCCGGAAATCACCGTACTGCGCGGTCTCGGCCTTACCACCATGGCGAATGAGCTGTACAACGTCAAGGGCGGTGACCAGGACGCACTGAAGGCTTACAAGAACGACCTGCTGACCACCGGTAAAACCACTACGGACGGCAGTCTCCGTAAAGGTTCCGGCACTAAGGTATTGAGCACTGTTCACTACCTGCTGCGCGGTCGCTTGATCGACAACAACATTCACAGTAAGGCTGCCTGATATGAAGATGGAAAACTTACGAGACCTGAAGGACGTTATCGTCGTCGTCTATGCGAAGATGGTGTCAGAAGTTCCCATGCGCAGTGATCTGGCTTTCCGTCTGGTGGATTTGACCAAGAAGTCGTACCTCAAGTTCATGGCGAGCTATGTCGACTTCGAGAAGATCATCGGTGCTGACGAAGACCTCTACGCTCACTGGCTGAACGTTCAGTTCCAAGTCATGACACTGCTGGACGGTGACGACACCTTGCTGGTTAACCATACCAACATGGTCTACCAGACACTGCTGGGAACCCCTGCTGGTTCCACCTCGGATCTGTTGCCTAAAGAACCGCTCAAGAAAACTGAGTCTCTGACCCTGCCTCCGCGTAGTACACAGATCGCTCTGGCTTTCCGAGTGTTCCTGGACAACATTGAAGTGGTAGAAGAAACGGTCAACCCAGGAGCCCCACCAGCACCACGGGTGATCCCAGCGCAACCAGGTCAAGCCGCGCAGCCTAGGAGTTGAGCATGAATCGGGTTATTCAATGTTACACCGAGGTCGACTCCATCTATGACGCTCGTCGGGGGATTACCCAGAAGTGGATGGTGCGCGATCTGATCAATCCTAATGCCGATCAGATGTCCGATGCGGAATACGCAGAGTACATGAAACTGTTGCGGTACGAAGGGGATGCACGTTGGGAGAAGTTCGCGGAGAAGAACTACAAGGAACGGCGCATGGACCGTTTCGAGTATCCGGGCTTGACCTTTAACCGGGAACAGTTCAACGAGTTGTACAAAGCACGTTCGTTGAGCGATTTCGGGTTTGGGTACTACAAGACCAAGTTCACGCAGAACTTCTTGAAGACGGTTCTCGACATGGAGCTGCTGTCGGAGACCCCGATCTCTTTCAGCAAGATCGTGCTTCATGTGAACATCTATCCGTACGCGATGGATGAAGAAATGCGTAAGGACCTGGTTGACCACCTCCAGTTGCGTTTCGGGGGCAAGGTCGAGGTCAAGACCATCAACAGCCGTAGCTCCACCCATGACGTGTCGTTCTACAAGCAATTTAACTACGTCATGAAGTACGACCTGTTGATCGGTGAGGATAGCAAGATCTTGAGCGAGAGCGTTGGCAGTATTCCGATACCAGAGACCACATTTATTATCCCTGATATTTTGGTCAAAGAGTCCGACGAGTTTACGGGAGAGATTGCGGATCGCATCTTCTCATCGACGCTGCAACTGGCGCCGGTGTTCAGAATCATGCCGATTCACCATTCTTTCTACGATTATGCGTAATGGACGCTTACTAACCAGGCAGGGGCTACCCTGCCTGGTTATGTATGCAATTGTCAAATTTTGTTACCGTCGAAGTCCAGCTGCTGGATACCTTGATCGAGCTCGTTTTCGTTAATAGGGTTGAAGAACTTCTTATCCCCCATTACCGGTTTGCTCGGGTCAAGGACGAACTCACCGAAATCGAACGTCGGGAGCTTGATACTACCGTTGTTCATGTTCTGGAGAGCTTCCATCATCTGGTTGAACGAGATTTGGTTATCCTCGTTCTCTTTCTTCTTCATTCGTTCTTTACGGTCGTCCCGGATACTCTTTTCCAGGGCGTCAACGATGGACTTCACGCTGCCAAGCAACTCACCGTTCTTTGGGTTGTCGAGGTAAGCGCCCATCGCGTATTCCAACAGGAAGGCACGGTTCTTCTGAATCATCTTGACCATTTCGGTTTGGTCAATGTCTTCTTCGTTACCGACCATCGCTTGGCGCAATTCTTCAATAACCGCCCGCATCTTGTCAGAATCGTGGGGGTCTGCCTTTTTCTTTTCTTTGGGTTGTTCGTTAGCAGGTGTGTCCATGATATTTAAAACCTATATTACTTGGGTAGAGAAGATAAGGAGAGCTTTATCGATGGGTCTGACACGTAGACAAAAATATGGTGTAATGGGTAGCGTCCCGATTATCGGGAAGTATATCCGAACACGCGTGGACAAGGCGACCCTCAGTGAACTGTTAATGATCGAAGCGCGGTTTGGGTCATCAACAGTGAGGTTCGATACCCTGGTTCACGATCTATACGATTGCCTCAAGGACCTAGAAAGGCCCTTAGGGATCGTTCCGGCAAAGTTTCATGGCTACCAGTTAGCTATTCATACACGTAGCTCTAAAACGATTTCTGAGTACTTAGAGCGGGTGTATGAAAATGATTCTTTAAATCTTGATAACTATTTCTCGTTGTACTCCACTTCCAGGCTAACAGGATTCCTGGATTGGTTCAGCAGTGAGGAAAGTGTAGAGAAGTACTTCGACCAGATGTTGGGGTTGTTGGCGTTTGCATGTGTACAGTTAAAGTGTGACGGTTATGAAACTTTGAAAGTTCCTGAGAGTAACGTAGCGCTGGTGCGATTGGCGTCCAGTCGTTGGTTGAAACTGTTGATGATGGATCTCATTCAGGTTTTGACTACGGTACTCGAAGAACGTACTGGAGGCTAGATGGAAAAAGGAGAACGCAAGCTACGGTCAAGAGAGCTGAGCAGCATTTCTCACAAGTTCGTACCAGACGATTTACTTAGGGATACTCCAGCGATACTTTTCCGGAAGATACTCCGCAAGCTAGACATGGACCCGCAGAAGTGGGTTCGTTATCTCAGAGACTACCTCGATAGGGTGATTGACGAATCAGATCCCGTGGAAGCCAAGAAAGACCGCTTGACCAAAACGGGGAATATCAAAGAAACCTACTTTCAAAAACCGGGACTGACGTTCAGTAAATTGTTGGAAGGCCTGACAATTGTACGGATGCGTTCAGTGAAGATTACTATTGAAGCAACAGACGAAGATGGCAATGTCTATGTAGTGGACGATACCGTTCGGCTCTTGAGCAAAGAGCAAATGAAGGTTACCCTACAAAAAGACCCATCCCCACCCACTGATGGTTCGGATTGATTGAACCTATAACCCAGAATAGTAATACGGAGTAGCTGGGTATCCCCCGGCTACTCTCGACTGTTTTTTTTTTCGGAGATTTTGGACATGGCAGGTTTACTGGATGGATTCGACCTAGGCAAAGAAGTACAGGCATTCAAGAGCAGCACCAGCTCTTCCATGCGTTCGGTTCGGAGCGATACCCTGACTCCAATTAATACCACCACTGAACGGCTAGATGAAGGTGTAGCGCTGGTTAACCCGCAGGACACCACGCTTAAGGACCGCATCTCCAATTACCGCGGTCAATACATCGAACAGCTGGACGGTGTTGTAGGTGCTATCTCCGGTGGATACCTCAACACCAAGGACATTACCAAAGCGATCAAAGTGGGTCGTGACGGGGTAGTGTTTGACACGGACAATATCCTTTACGCTGTCAGTAGCAAACTGGGGTTCCCGGTTAGTAGCGAGAAGGGCGCAATGCGTAAGTTGGCGAGCGGACTCAATAAAGAGTTCAATCGACTGACAGGTTTGAACATCGACCAGATCCTCACGGTCGACGGTGAAAAGTTCCGAGTAGACGGTAACTGGCGTGGTCAGATCGGTGAGGGACTGCTGGACACCTTGGTGGACTATGCGGGTATCGATGAGTTTGTTGACGTCTCATTGAAGACTTCCCTGTACAACAGTGTGATCTACAACAGCTCTATCTTCGGAATGAGCGACATCTACAAGAACCTCTGGGACAATTACCCGTACGAGGCTTTGCGTCAGGATGCGTTCATCGAAGCCATCAACATCATGATCAAGAACGGTGACATCATCAGCGTCGATAAGGTCATAAGTTTCTTGGACGAGCAAGGCAAGAACTCACTGTTAAACAAGTACCCGGATTTCATCGAGAAGCTGTTCACTAACTTCACGTTCGACGATGACATGTTGCCGGAAGATTACCCTGCTTTGAAACAAAAGCTTTTGGCTATTCTGGTACGAGTAGCGGGTGAGCGGTGGATGTATCGTCAGACTCAGTTCGGTGAGGCATACAACCTCGGACTAGTCACCACAATCAGCCCGGACATGATCACCTTGCTGAGCCCTATTACTGTTGCAGAAGCCAGTAACGAATACATTCCTCTCTTGGCAACCAGCGGGATGTTCAAAGAAGAGAGTGCGTTGTCGGTACTGGATAAGTCTTTTGAGAATCCTCCGATTGTTTTGATGTCTTAATAAACCTTGTAAGCTCCCTACCTCCGGATAACCGGAGGTAGGGAGTATTAACGCTTTTTATTTCTTATCGAGCCAGAGGACGGATTGCCAAGCGAGACAGGTCACCAATGATCGAGTCGTTCAACTTAGCCGCGATGTTGTCAGCCCGGAAGCTTTGTTCAACCCCCAATACCGCTTGGGAGATCTGGCGGTTCAAACGAGCGTACTTCAGAACGGTATCCAGGTAATCCAGACCACCGATACGCGACGCCATGTTAGTCCATGGACTGTCATCGTTCAGGATAGTGTTGGCTACCGCCGCTGGGTTGGTCAAATCGAAGATACCGATGGAGCGATCGATTGGGATGGTGACCAATGGCTCCAAGTCTACCCAGTTAGCAGTAACCGACAGGTTCAACGGCTTACGGTCACGACTCCACCCACAAGGACCTTCACCAAAGGTAAATTGCATGCTCTCACACATGGAGGTCCGCATGATCTGACGACCTTTGCAGAACACCTTGTGATAGAACGGGGTGGTGTACGTTGAACCACCTGTGGTAAACCCTGCAACCATCGTTACCAAAATGGAGAAGGGGACAAAGATCTTGGTAATGATTTCAAATGGGTGAGCGTAGTTACAACGGAAGTTGAACTGATAGCTTTCCCGGTGCAGGCTAGAAGAGGACTCCGCCCAGTGGTTAGGGATCTTGACGTAAGCGTTACCCGCCAATGCCAAGGGGATGTTACCAATCACCGAGCCAGACAATGCGCCAATGGCACCTTCTTTAATGGTGTTGATGATCCCGTCAATCAAAACGTTACCGATGTTGCCGCCTGCGACGTCAAAGCGGAAGTCGTTAGCCGAGCGTACCAAGCTGTTGAACTTATCCGCCAACGGAGAAGGCGCAGAGCTACTACTGAAACTGTCACTGACCGGACCATTACCACCTTCACAGCGAATGGTAATGGCGTCCATACCACCATGAATGGCGGTGTTGACCAAGTCAAAGATGTCCCCCATCCAAGTACGATTGTTTGGGTTGTCTTCGTAGTAGATCTGTTGACCGCCCGCAACGTTAGGGTTAGCACCGGTGGTGATCCCGGGACGACCTTGCGTTTCATTCGGGTTAATGCTCGGGGTAGGCTGCGCAAACTGATTAGCGGTGTCCATGCTGTTGTTAGGAGCTTGAGTTCCGCCACCTGCACCTGTACCGAAGCTATTCCCCAAACCACCCAGACCAGTTTCCGCGTTGTTGACGTTCAGGTAGGCTTTCTCGTCGAGGTAAGCACTGTCCTGTTCAACGTACAGTCCTTCTTGGTCACCCCGGAACTTACCAACGGTGTTCATTTCCTTCTCGATGAAGTCTTGAGAAGGAGCGCCCGAGATGACACTTTGATCGAACGTAACTTCTTCCAGGATCTGTCTCGCCCGGTCAAGCTTCTGATCCACCGTTTGAATGCTTGGGTCGTTATCCATTTCAGCCAAACGGTTCAACAGTACCCGGTGTTTACGCGCCCCTTTACCCAAGAAGCGCATCAGGTCAAACGTACCGTCACTGTTGATAATGTCCGGAGCAAGCTTGTTCAGGCTCGCTACACTGTTAGCCGTGTTGTAATCAGGCTTAAGTCCATGCAACGGGTCGGTTTGTTCCTGAGTCCGTTTAGGGAGTACAGGGTCCAGGTAACCGGCTTTAACCATCAAGTCGTTCAGTACGCCGGTAGCGGCCATGGTGAATGCACCTACCGCAGGCTTGGCTGTCCAGAACTGGTGGCGAGGCGACTCCGCCAAGAACGCAAGGAACTGGGTGCTGATACTTACTAACTGCATTGGCCAGAACGCAATGGAACCCAATGCTTGTCCCATGTAGAACGCTGGACCTGGAGCCCGACCTTTGTTCGCAATGATCGCAGCAGTCGGGGAGAACATGTTCGTGATGAAGCTAAGTACCCCTGCAAACTGAGCGGTACATGGAGTAATGGTTACCGTGGTAACGTTGTTCTCGAAGATCTCTTTGTACATGCCACCGAACGAACCTTCTTCACTTACCATTAACCGCCCATAACGAGGGTCGGTTGCAGGGTCCCATTGAGGAATGGGGTTGAAGTAGCGGTTGTCGCCCATGGCAGAACTGAATACGTTGAAGTACTTATCCCAATCCAAAATTTCCAGAATCTGGGTAGGTTGAACACCTCCCGTTAAAAGTCTGAAAGACTTCGTAACAATATCACGGTCTCTCGTCGATACCTTCGCCATAAAAGAAACCCTTCAGAATGAAAAGAAAAGGGGGATGTTACTCCCCCTTAACACTTACCGCATGGACACGTAACCATCGTCCTTACCACCGCCAGAGTTCTTAGCGATGTTGTTCCCTTCTTGAGCCGTCTTGACCAGTACAGCGAGCAACTGTTTAATCTCCTCGTCGTTACTGGACTTCTGACCCACCAGTTCCTTAATCCCGTTAAGGATGTCATTAACGGCAGAACCGTCATGACCAGCAAGGGCGTTGCGCTCCTTGTTCGCCTCGTACCCTTCCGGCAACGCTTGCGGTTGCGGACCACGCGAGTCTTTCGGCAGTGGGAGACTGGTAAAGGTAGGTTTGCCTTTGAACTCGTCATCAGGCTCACCAACACCCTCAGGCGGCTTAGGTTCACCAACTGGAGGAGGTGGAGGAGTAGGCATGGTTCTAGGTACTTGCGGTGCCTGTGGAGCAGGAGCAGGGGCTTCTGCCGCAGGTTCAGTCGCAGGAGGAGGACTTCCTGGCTGTTGAGTAGGCTGTACCATCCCGCCAGACCCAGCAGTTGTATCTTCTCCATTAGCTTGAGCACCGCCACTGGCTTGCAGGAACTTCTCAGCAGCCCCAGGTGTTTTAAACCCAGCGTGGATGTGACCACCCGTACCAATTGCCGTCTTCACCATGTACTCGTTAATTACCGAATACTCCGACGGCGACAGTCCAGCACCGCGCATGATCTCAATGACCATAGCGGTTGCACGCTGACTACCCTGTGCACCCATTGTCAACGTAAAATCAGCCGCCAGACCTTTAGGGTGCAAGCCCTTAGAGCCTTTGTTGACATGGTAACGATCGTTCAGAGCGGTCCACTGTTTGAAGCCAGGGATACGAGCCTGAATGATTTTGCACAGTGCTTCCAACCCAGGGTGATGACCGCCACCCCCGGTAGTTTCCTCACTCTTCAGAATGAGACCACTACCTGCACCTGTATTGGTGTAGTTACCTGGGGTACTGTAGTTAGCGAAGTCACCTCCACCATCTCCACCACCCGAGTAAGCACCCGCACCAACACCACCGCCATACGCCGGCGCTCCGGTTACCGCACCCGAACCGTAGCTAGCCGGTGTCTTCATTTCTGAAGGACCGGTGTTACCATACATCTCGGTCGGGGTTTGGCTACCAGAGTTCTCGGCCAAGAACTTATCGTCAGCACCCAAGGTTTTATCCTGGATCTGTTTCAGATAGTCCATGTACAAGGCGTAGCGCTTCTGCATATCCGGGAGAGCATTGCCTCCGTTCAAGCCAGCAGCAGCCTTACCGAAATCACCGTCTTCAGTGATACCCCGCAACAGCTTGGAGTTCTTGAAGAAGGCTACAGCTACTTGCGCCATGACGTTAGGGTCATTACTCAACAACTCCGGTTTGTTAACCAGATCAATGCCCAGCTCTTTACCGTATTTCTCATAGTTCGCCCGGCCAGTCAGTTGCACCATCCCTCGGCCCCGGTACAGATAACCATCACCCGGAGCTTTGTTACCAATGGATGCACCTTTACCACCACCGTAAACCGTGTTGGCAATGGCCACTTCACCCGCAGCGATCAGTTGCTTGGCTTGGTCAATGGAACGTACTTCCTTAAACGTCTTCATCAGTTGTTCAGGTGTGGAGTACTTCATATTCTCCACAGTACGTTTGTAACCACCCGTTTCATAGTTGGTCAAGGCCAGCATCTCTGCGATTGCTCGCGGATCAGTAAAGCCCTGTTTCAACATTTCCCGGATGATCAACTGTTCCGCCAGTTTCTTCGGAACCGATACCCCACTGTCCTTACCTTGCTGTGCCGTGACACCCGACATATCCAAGTGATCCGTACTGCTATCACCAGACATGGGTTGGAAACCGAACTGGTTCTCAGGCGTCTTGAACGCACCATTAGGGTTAAACACGTTCCCTGCTGGCGCGCCGTTGGTACTGAACTGACCACCCCGCATTGCATCGCCCGGTGTTTTAAACTGGGATGCGTCTTGGGTGTTAGCGTAACGCTCGGTAAACCCGCCGCCGGTCTTGTGCGGAGAGATGGTATTAGCCCAGGTTTGTGCGTTCGTTTTCCCTGCTTCCATTTCAGGGTCTTTCAAACGAGCTGTAACCGAAGCTTCGCTCAGGATCTGCAACATCTTGTCGACTTTATCCGAGCGGTCAGGAGACTTGCTACCGGCGAACGGCGAAGCCCTGACGTACCACACGCTGGTAATCAACCCAGCCCCCACTTCAACCTTGGAATCCACCAACGCCTTAGCGATCTCATACCGTGCAGTAACCGAGAGGGTTTTCCAAACCACCCCTGGACGACCTTTACGGTACTTGTTCATCTGGATCATGTAGTTAGTCAGTACCGGCAAGAACCGGTCTTTGAACCACAGACACCAATCAGGCGCGTAGTTATCCTTACCACGGAAGGCATCTTTGAACTGAGCGAACAACTCACCAATCTGCCCAGTGAACTCAGCGGTATCGCCAGTGACTTTGAAGAACTGTTCGCAATGACGTTCGAGCTTAAGCACCGCCTCTACCCGCCAAGGGATGTTCTCATCGTTACCGTAAGCCGCCAACCTGATGGCAGTGAGCATGTCAATCGGCTTGCCGTCAGGGAGCATGTCCTTGACGAAGATGTCACCGATCACAGTGCCCGCTTTATAGACATCATTAAGCTTGGTGATTTCTCCTTGGATCTCTTTCAATCTGGATTCAGCTTTGCCTTTACCGAACCAGCCGTCGAACTTAGCGTTAGGGTCACGCAGTTTAGCTTCGAGTTCCACCTTCTCATGTTGCAAGGCTTCCACACTCGCACCCTTAGCCGTCTCGACGGGCTTCAGAGGTTCAACCCCTTTCAGCTTATCTGCGGTGTCGGTATTGGTCTTCAACTCAGCCAGGTAATCGTTAACTCGAACGATGGTGGCTTCACGTTCCAGGATCGGGTTTTCAGGATCGAACTTGGCGGTAATGGTGTATGGGAAAGGAGCCAGCAGACTGATTGCCTCGTGAGTCTGTTTAGCCACCTTGTAGACGTTGCCACCCCTCAACTTGTCGTAGTCTTTCAGCGACTTAACACCGATGACATCCAGGCAGGCCATATACGTCATGAACACTGGCTTGAAACGACCGTTGAACCAAGACAGGGTATCACTCACCCCTTTCTTGTCTGGGATGTTCCCAACGAGAATCTGAATCACTTTCTCAAGAGGAGCTTCCCGGGACAGACTAGCCTTACCGTTACCAATCACCACATAGTCAGTCAGCATCTCTTCGATTTGCAGGAGCTTATCGGAAAGAGCGCCTTCTGGGTCAGACAGACCGTATTGTGTCATCCGGATCAGGAACTGGCGAGGGACCATCGCTTTGACCGTACGGTAAGCCCCATAAGCAAGCCCACCGACAACAGCCCCACCAATAAGGACAGGTGCTGACAACAGCCCACCAATGGCAGTACCTGCTACACCCAGACCGGTCATGATGCTAGCACCCCAACCGGTACCAATCCCCAACGCACCGAGTGCGCTCATCCCCATCTGGCCAACACCCCAGATAGTTGCCGCGGTCCCTGCTGCATCGAGGACCTGGCCCATCCCGGTGTCTTTGTCGATGATCCCACTGTCCATTGCAGCAGCAGCGCCTGCACTGACAGCCATCCCCAGACCCACCTTACCTGCACCGCCAGCAAAACGACGGCCCGCAGTAGGCTTCTCACGACGCTTCTTACGGCGCTCGTTACGACCTGGGTTCTTCCCTTCGCCACCTCGTATTCCGTCCATCAGGTCGCCTGCAGCGTTACCCAAGCTCCTGGTTTGAATCAGGGTCATGAGCGCACTGCCGATAGCGCCGATACCGGTGACCATTTTCGGCAACAGACGGATACCGAACGCACTGAACTTGAACAGGTTGGTCAAGCCACTCCAGAGGATCTTGCTACCAAAGAACGCCGTCAGTTTACCGATACCCGTGGCAATACCGCCCAGCATACTCCCGAGTAGACCGAACAGACCCACCGACTTCTTCTTGGCGAGTTCTTCGTTACTCTTCTGACCGAAACCAAAGTTCTCAGCAATCGAAATGATCGCATCTTGGGTTTTGCTCTCTTTATCTTTAGCAGCTTTCTCCTTCTTGTCCGCCAAAGAGTTCAAGCGATTCGGATCATTGGTATCTGCTGGCTTGTCCGCTTCTTCGCCATTCAGTTCCTTCTGATGGTCTTCGTAGCGTTTACGGTATTCCTCTACCTTGTCAGCCATGTGCGGGAAGCGTTTCTTCATGTCGTCATAATCACGACGGAAGATCCAAGTGCGAGGAGGTGCATCAGGATCATCCACCACTGGGGTGAAGATTGGCTTAGGCTTAGCAGGTGGAACAGTCCCGTCTGCATTAGGCGTGGCAAACGGCATTGGACCTACGAAGTCAGGTGCTGGTGTCTGACGGCGCAGCTTGAGCAACTTACGACGCGCTACCAGTTCCTCTTCAGTTTCTTTTGGAGTACCGTCCATCGCCTCAGGATTAACGGGTTTAGTTACCTCACTGGCCGGAGTCGCGAACGGACCTGGAGTAGGAGGACCCATTGGAGGAGTCGGAGAACCAGCAGGCATCGCTGGAACGTAGCCTTCCGCATAACCCCAGTGTTCCCGCAGCAAGTGATAGATGCGATCCACTGCACTGACGATAGGAGTGTAATCAGCTTTGAACTGACTCTTCCCTTTCTCGAAAGCACCTTTAGCGTAAGGAACCGCATGATCCTTCGCCTTGTTGAACAGATCAAGGCCCCACTTCTTGGCAGTCTGAACCCCTTTACCCAACTTGTTAATGTTCAAGCCCATGGAGGTCTTCAAGCCACGGTCGTACTCTTCTTCCGTGATGAGTACATTGCCATTCTTGTCATAGACCGCGCCAGTGATCTCGTTCCAACCATTGATCGGAACAAACTTACCTTCACTGTCCCTGACGTAGTAATGACCTTTACCGAAACGGTTACCGTAGAGCGCAGGTTCATTCTCGCCTTCCACGTAAACGTCCATCTGGTAGAACCGTGTGGCCACTTTTCCTGCCATGCCTTTGATACGACCTACGGGGTCAAACCATTTGAAGGCTTGAACCATCATCGAGCGGACTTTACTCAGACCGTTCAAGAAGACTTCCTTGTTGTCTTCTGTGAACAGTTTGTTCGCCAAACGCTTAGCGCCGATTACGGTGTTGTTGGTGATGTCACGAACCCCGCCGGTGATCGCATCCCACGTATCGATCGCTTTACCAGTCAGCAGGTCGTAGTAATCACCACGGCGCAGTTTCCAAGCTTCCAGGATAGGAACATCAGACCCTTCCTCGTAGAGGTCTTGGTCGTCAGCTGCTTTACGAGCCAGTGCCATGGAACGGAACTTACCATAAGCCATAGCCGCTAGAACCCCGCCGCCTGCGATAGCTGCAGCTTTAGGGTTATAAACAGCCATACCCGCCAAACCACCCAGCAAGCCACCCAGTACCAGCGGTTCGTGCTTGAGGATAGTGTCCATGCCTTTATTGAAGAGGTCTTTGAAGTTGGTTTGTTTCAACCGCTCCAAGATAGACTGTTTCTCTACCTTGACCTCATTAGCCTCTTCCTTGGACATCTTGGATTCAGCCGCCACAGGACGGGTTTCCAAGATCTTGGTCAGCAAACCGTTACGGTCATTCGCCAAGGTTACCAAGGTTTCCAATTGAGCGTTGGTGCGATCAACACGTTCACCCAGTTTGTCAATAAAGGAACCGACGTTAGTGGAACGACCATCCAGCAAACTGGACTTGGTATTCTCAGCTACTTGATCGATGGATTCCTTCAGTGCTTTCAGTGTGTCTTTGAACTCATCTTTCTCATCGGGACCAGAGCCGTCGCCAGGAGTGACCTTAGGGCCAAAAGGAGCATTATCAGGATCAGGGGTGGGGAACGGGTTACCGAACGACCGTGTACGACGGTAGGGTTCAGCTTGGGGGTCCTCGCGGGTAATACGCTTGCTGGGGTCCTTGATGAACTCCTTCAGCAATTCCTTAACCTTGTCCTCATCGATCCGGTCACGGCCGTATTCAGACTTGGTCATCCCCCATTCTTTCATGATGTCGTAGTAACCACTGTTACGAGCAACATCAATGTCTTCCGCCAAGTTAGGTGCGAACTGACCCAGACGAATAGCTTCATCGATGATCTTCGCTGCCATCTCCCGACCGGCCTCAGTTGGCAGGTACGTCAGTTTAGCTTGCCGCTGTACGTGATCCCCTTCCTTGAACTCGTTGAAAATCTCATCAGTAATCCCAAAGTTACGTTGCATGAGCCCGCGGATTTCAGCAGCATCGTTCGGGTTAAGGTGGGGCAGTTCCATGTAGTTGTACGGACTGAAACCTTTCTTACGGTCAGCCTGATTCGCCATCTCCAGAGCCAACGCTTGACGAGCCGACTCGGTCAGTTCCTTATTAGGGTCCAACTGGTTAGCTGTTCGGTTAGCCATGTCCGCGTAGTTGCGGAAGTTCTGCTGACTGAAAGTCCGATTGAACGCATCGGTAACTTTCTGACGATGGTCGATCAGCTTACCCCGTACAAAGTCATACGACCGTGCTTTAAGGGTGTCGTCGCCGGTACGGATCTTCTCCAAGCTCAGCTCAATTGCACTCAGCAGAGCAGGGATGGCTTCGTTCAGAGTGCGGGAGTCTTGACGACGCCACACTTCTGCTTCGAAGTTATCCTTGAGGGTACGACGTTGCAGGTTGTACTGAGTAGGTGTACTGGTATACATGTCATCCAGTATAGCACCAGTCCCTTTGTTCACCGCATTGCGGGCAAAGTTCTTCATGGTCCATTCGTACTTACCCATCGGCTTACCTTCGCCAGTAAACTGGTCGAGGTAGTCCTCATAGGTCATGTCGTCGTCTTGATAGAACGAGTTCTTACCAAACTCCTGCAAGGTGTTCATCATGCCTTCAGCGTTAGCCACGGCATAGTTGGTTACGTTACCCAAATCCTCCAGACGAATGTAAGCGTCTTCTGCTTTCTTCGCTGCTTCAGGAAACCGCTTCTTCAACTTGTTCAGTGCTTCTTGAGCTTTACCCGAACGAATGAGCCTAGGAAGACTACTGATGAACATACCAGCGGCAGCGTTACCCAGCATATTCCCGAGGTTGAAATCCATCCCCTCGGTCATCTCCAGAGCCATACGCAGGCTACTGGCGATCTCACCAACGTTACCTACCGCGTCACTACGAGCCGACTTACCGAAACGCTCACTGAAGTAATCAGCGATACCGCCGAACTGACCCTTGACCGTAGTGAACACCGAATCACGGATGCTCTTACGCGCAGCCTGACTGTGAGTGGTTTTCTCATAGTCGGACTTGGCAGAGTTAGCAGCGATCTTCTTCAGTTCACGAATGATGCGGTGGTTGGAGGCTTCCTGGAACTTGTAATACTTGCTGTCGGTCAGGTACGAACGAGCCGCCAAGGTCAAGCGCATGGCGTCGTTACGAGCCTGGACTTTACGTTGATAGTCGAGGATGCCTTCCAGCAGCATGTTGCTACGACCGAGCTGCTGGTTAATGACATTCAAGCCACCTATGGTACGACCACCGATCTCGGTCATCATCCCGATCTGAGCATTACCGACTTCTACGGCAGTCTCACGCTCTTTCAGTGAGTTGACACCGGCTTGGTCAAGTACTTCATTAACCTCGCCGTCTTCTACACTCTCAAGGTTTGGATCACTGTCACCAGAACCGCCGCTGATGTTCTCCCAGCTGCTGAAATCGTTCTTACTGAACTCAATCAGACCCTCACCGATTTTATTAGGAAAGGATTTCTGAAGCCTTTCACCCGCACGTTTGGCCAGATACTGAAGGTCGTCCATCGACCCATGGATCTCACCCTGGAGTTCGCGGACCAGTTCACGACGTTTACGGTTCAGTTGGTCCAGGGTATTGAAGGCGCGGGTCCAGGTTTTCGGAAGCACCATCTTCAGGGTATCGATACGAGCATCGGTATCCCCAACGGTCTTCTCTACTACACCTGACAGGAACCCAGTAGCGAACGATCGAATGAAACCATGTTTCTCAGCTTTATCAAAGTCAGAATCGAAGTCGATGTCCCCCTGGAAGGGATCATCACCCCAATCGTAGCTGTCGTATTCTTCAGCCATTTCTAATTCTCTCTAAAGGGTAAAGTAATGAAACCCACTAACTTAACACTCTTAGACCCCCGGACGATTGTCCCGGGCGTCTTTAAACCTATTACGTCCACTGACGCGTTCGAGGGGATGACCCAGAACCTCAACGACGATGGTCTGTATTCCATTGAAATCTTTGGTAAGGTGGGTAGTAAAGAGCGGGATAAGACTGAAGCGTACATCGATGTCAAGCTCCCAATCTTCAACCCTACTTACCTCAAAGCCCTCATTTTGGTGAAGGCACTTTACCAAGGAATTTTGAGGGGAGCGGAATACGCCGTCTTCGACGAAGAGAAGGGTGATTTCATAAAATCGAACCTCCTCGAAGGCCAGTCTGGTTTTTCCTTCTTTGTTAGTAAACTGAAAGAGATCGTTTTCAGTACGACCCCTTCGTATAAGCGTGGTCAGCGGGTAAAACTGTTGGTGGATTTCCGCAACATTGCCATGACAGATAAGGTCATCGTAATTCCTGCGGGTCTTCGTGACATTCAGTTCGGGGCTAATGGTGCTCCTACAGAACCAGAGATCACTGAACTCTACCGTGCACTGATCTTCCGGACGCGGGTTATCCTGGGTGGTAAAGGTGACGCCGAGAACCCCCTCTACGACAGCGTACGGTGGGGCGTACAGACCGCGTTCAACGATATCGACCAATACCTCTTCGACCTGCTCCAAGGCAAGGGCGGTATCCTCCAGCGCCGTATGTCGACACGTGGTGTGGTGGGCGGTACCCGTAACGTCATTACTGCACGTAAGGTCAGTCGTAAGAACCTCAAGACCAAAATGCTGGTCAGTCCCAACTCGGTCGATATGGGTTTGTTCCAAGGCTTGCTGAACTACCAGTACGTCTGTGCTCACGGTGTAATGACCGAATACCTGACCAACGTCTTCACCATTGGTAACCAAACTGCCAAGTTGGTGAACAAGAAGACCTTGGAGTTCGAGTACGTTGAAGTGTCTCCAGCTATCGTGGACAAGTGGACTACGTTTACTGGTATCAACAAACTCTTCAATGGGTTTGCCGACCCTTCGATCCGTAACAAAGAGATTGTCATCGAGAACCGTTACCTTATGCTGGTTTACGATGACGGTGAAAACGTTTGCGTAATTCACGACATCAACGACCTCCCTGAAGATAAGGACCGTAAGCTTGCGCGTCCAATTACCTACATGGAGTTCTTCTACCTCAGCTGTTACAAAGCGATCGGTGATCAGGTCAGTCAACAGACCCGTTACCCGATCATTGGTATTGGTTCGATTTTCCCTGCTGCGGTTAACCTCATCACTACCGAAGGCGCTGGTCCAAGGACTATCCGAGATCCGTACGACTGGAGTGAACGCGATACCTGTTACTCCTACCCAACGCGGCGTGAGAAGCAAGACTTCTTCGATGCCATGTCGGTAGATCCGTCTCGTGAAGCCGGTCTCGACTCCGACCACGACGGTGACCAGTTGAACAGTAACTCGGTCTGTGCTGAGGACAGTAAAGAACAAGTCAAGGAGTTGTTCGGTAAACGTTCATACTACATCAGCGGTACTGGACGATTCTTGTACGACCCGATTAACGAACCGATTCAATTCATGTTTAAATCTGCTACCAGTGGATTAGAAGGACTTGAGCAATGACGCCTATTCTCTACAACGACTTCTTCCGAAATTTGGTATTGCGGAAGAAGCAGGACCTGGTGAACCCAGTGTTCCACAGTATCGGTGAAATCAATTTACCGAAAAACAGTCTGCTGCAATACGTCCCTAAGAATCCAGCGGAATACGGCCCAAGCAACAGCGAGGCGTTTGTTAGCAACTATCCGTCTGAAGTGTACATTGACTTCGTAACGGATCTGCTACACCCGGTGATGGGTAATGGCCGAATGGCCACGTTTGATTTGAAGAAAGCGATCAGTGCGTATCGTGCCGGCCACTACAACTATAACTGGACCCGCGACATCAGCACGGTCTACGCCAAGGACCGGGTGCTGGTTGTTCGTAACTACGGCCTGATACCGCATCGTTTCATCTATCGTCCTAGTTTGTATGTCAACTACGAGAAGTATTACAACCAGATGCTGATGGTTGTGGAAGGGATCAACACAGAAGCGGTTCGCGGTGATCGTCACCAGTTCCTGCGCATTGAGTTGCCGTTGAACCTGCCAAGCTTTACCGAGTTGTTGGATGATTACCGTCTGTTCATCAAGAACTTTAAAGACGGACTCCCAGTACTGAGTCCACAAGTACTGGGTAGCACCAAGGCTGAGAACACGTACTGGTTGCTGGATCTGTTGGGCTGGTTGTTGGGTCAGTCGGAGTACAGTCTCTTCGGGAAACTGAGCGAGAAGGCGTTGGGGAGTCTCCACTTCATCTTCACTTACCAGAGCAAAGCCTTGGTGCTTAAAGCTAGCCTGGTAAAGGAGTGGCTGGACGAAGTAGGGTTGAAGCCAGGTCAGGAGTTCAAGACTCCGGTACTGGAGCTGGAAGGTCTTAAGAGCACCAAGCGCATGAACGTCGTGAAACGTTTCTACTTGGTCTTCTTGAGCCTGACGCGGGATTTGGTTCCTGAGAAGGATATTGCTAAAGAGGTACAAGGAAATGACGGAACTGAAGGAGGTGCCGACGAAACCACTTCGCCGAATTCCAAAGTGGATTCAGGAGCGAAGGGAGAAGCGTCGGGAGGGAAGGGGCAAAACGACGGAAAAGACGGGCAGTCTGCTGGCGCGGGTAAGTCCTCTAACCCTAGTAATGATTCTGGTAATATCCTTGACATTTTCGCTAGTGATGCGAAGGACGCTGGAGGACATGTTGAAACCGAAGGAAGTCAGGGAGCGGGAAGCCCTGATGAAAGCGTTTCGGAATGGTCCTCCGAAGTAGACGACTCTCTGCTCGAGGTTGAGAAAGGAGGCGGGGAGATCAACACCAACAAGGTGGCTTTCCCAACTCCTGAGAGCGGTGTAAAGCTGGCGCTGGATGAGCGGGCACGTGATGGTGTCCTGACAGTAGCCGAGCAAGAGTTCTTCATGCGCAAGGCGATGCGTTGGCAGCACATTGAAATGCCCAACGGTCAAACCTTTGGTGAGTTCATTCAGATCTCCGACGAGGAACTGAAATCGCTCACCACTGAATCGAAGATTGAAGGTAACTTCGCTACGGTTCTGGATGACTCGATGTTGAACAGTCGAGCCACTGCGCTGAAGAATGGTTACGCCAAGAAGTTCTTGCAGAAAGACATTGCTGCCATGGCACTGGGGATGCAGAACGCTGGTTACGCCATGAACGATTACCGGGTTGAGAACCACAGCAGTGTGGAAGGCAGCTACGACGTTCACAGCATTCAGTTCCACCATGTCAACGGTGACCAGGTAACTATCCACCCACGCTTCCCAGTGGTTAAGGATGACGGTACCTTTACCATCGACAGTGTTAAGCAACACTTCCAGTTGCAACGTAAAGAGAAGGTCTTCCGCAAGATCTCTCCATGGGAAGTAGCCCTGACCAGCTACTACGATCGTAAGCTGATGATCACTCGAAGCCGGAAAGTCGTAGACGATCTGGAAAAGTTCATGGTCAAACAGATTGCGTTGCAGAGCAAGGTTAAGAAGTACACCTTTAGCAAAGGTGGTACGTTTGATCGCAGTTACAAAGCCCCGCGTATCTACTCGATGCTGGCTAAGCAGTACAAGAGTATCACTGTAGGCGATACGGTTCTGGACTTCAACTTGGCTGGCCTGTTGGAGAAACATCCCGAGTACAAGAAATATACCAAGCAGGATCGTTTCCTGATTGGCGTGCAAGGGAATGAACCACTGACCATCGACGACTACGGTAACCTCTACCAAGGTGACATCGGTAAAGGCACCGTGGAAGACCTACTGGGCATTGATCTGACCAAGGCACCGTTGGAACATGCACTCATCAACATCAGCGGGTATCAATTCCCACTGGGTGTGGTACTGTGCTATTACTTCGGCATTGACGAGCTGTTGAAGGTTATTAAAGCCACGACGCGTTCGGTTCCGATTGGTGAACGTCCTAAACTGGATAGCGATGAATACGCGATCAAGTTCAACGACCAGTACCTGATCTTCAACCGTCGTGAAAAGCTGACCACCATGATCTTCGGTGGGTTGCCTAAACTGACCAACATCAGCAACTTCAGTAAGTCGGACTTGAACAACAACTCCATCTGGACTGCATTGATGGGGGACCCTCGGGTGCGTCCGGCGCAGTTCCAGGAGATGAAGAACCTTTACGATCTGTTCATCGATCCGATTGCTCGCGAAGAGCTGAGAAAGATGAAGTTGTCGGAATCGTTCCACTACTTGCTGATTGACGCTGCCAAGGCACTGGAGACGGATTACAGTCGCCATGAGGTAGAGATCGAGGAACAACGTCTTGTGGGCTATGAACGCTTCGCAGGGCTGTTCTATCGTGAGATGTGTAAGGCTAACCGTCAGTTCAAGAACAAAGGCATTTCCCGTCGTCACAAGCTGGACTTTAACCCGGATGCAGTGATCATCGCCATTGGTGAAGATAACTCGGGTCAACAAGTGGAAGAGGTTAACCCTATTCACCAGCTGAAAGACCAGGAAGAAGTTACCTTTGGTGGTACCGGTGGTCGCAACGAGATCACGGTAGTTAAGCGGGCTCGTACTCAGCTGCTCAGTTACCAAGGGATTATCTCGGAAGCGAACAAGGACAGCGGTAAGGTAGGCTTCGTGACCTACACCAGTTCTGATCCAGCGATTGCAGACTTCCGCGGCAACATCGACCTCACCAAGGAACGGACCCCTTGCGGTGATGGTTCGGTCACCATGAACCTGATGTACGGTGGTCGACACGATGACGCTAAGCGGGCGGTGTTTACTTCGACACAATGGAGCCAAGCGATCAGTGCCAAGAACTACGGCATTGTTTCTCTGCGCACCGGTTATGAGAACGTTGTCCCTCACCGGACTTCTGAACTGTACAGTAAGGTTGCGAAAGCTAACGGTACGGTAACTGAGGTCAAAGACGATGAGCTGGTAATTACCTACGACGACAAGTCCGTGGATCGTTACCCGCTGGGACTATACATCGGCGAAGCAAGCGGTGAGTACCACCGGCATACCCGCGTTACCGATATGAAAGTCGGCGACAAGTTCAAGAAGGGTGATGTGGTCGGTTGGGACGATAACTGGTTCATGCGGGATATCTTCTGTCCGGGTCAGGTGGGTCTGAAAGGTGGCTTCATGGTTCGTGTTGGTCTGTTCGAAGACCAGGACACCTATGAGGACTCCATCGCAATCAGTCAGCGGATTGCGAACGAAACCCTGATTCCTTATATCAAGCCTACTCCCTTCACGATGAAGATAACGGATAATCTGATTCTGAAAGTTAAGGTGGGGGACGAGATCGAGCAAGACTCGATTTTATGCGATATTGAAGAACCGCATTTGGTGGAGGGGAATCATGATGCCTCGTTTGTTGCTGAAGTGAACAAGCTGGGTATCAAGCAAGTTAAGTCGACCCACCACGGGAAGATTGTAGACATCAGGGTCCAGTACAACGGTACTCTGGAAAACATGTCGGAATCGGTGCGTCAGTTCGTGACCAAAGCGAATAAGCTGACCAAACGTAAGAACCAGATTGTCGGTGATCCGGTGGAAACCAATGCCGTCTCTGGTATCTTCAACGTTAACCGTCCCAGCATCCAGCCAGATACCCTCTTGGTGATTTTCTTTGTAGAGTCTCAAGACGGTCGGACCCGTGCTGACAAGTTCGTGTTCGGTAACCAGCTTAAAGCCACGGCAGGTCGAATCATGACCAAGAAGATGTACACCGAGGACAAGCAGGAAATCGACGCTAAGACGAGCTTTAAAGCACCCTTCAACCGAATGGTGATCTCCTTCCGTAACCGGCTCATTGTGAACGAGTGGTCTTTCCAATTCACGAAGCAAGCGATTGCTGTTTATCGGGGTAATTAAGTTATGGACTTCCGTACCAAGAACGGTTTCAAGGACATTCAAGTTGTCCTCAAGGAACTGAACCTGTACGGCGGTGATATTGACGGCGTCTGGGGGCCAGGTTCGGCCTCCGGCGTTGTTGAACTCATGCGCACGTACGCTGCATTCATCGGTCGTGGTATTTTCACTGCGGCCAGCATGCCATCCAAAGCCACGGCTGATGGTAAGAACATCGTGGAGCAACTCCAGCTCTACATGAAAGACATGGGTGTCTACCTCGGTAACATCGACCGTGTCTGGGGTAAGAACTCGCTGGGCGGTATCCAGTTGATGGCGGGTCATTATCGTGGGGTTAAGAACCTCCCGACTTACGACATGGCCTGGAGCAAGAAGGTTTCCCGTGAGTTCCGTCGGAAGATCACCGACTGGTGCAAGAAGCATGGTTTCGATCCAATCGTTGCCAGCTGGTTGATGGCCTGCATGCACTTCGAGTCGGCAGGTACCTTCAGCCCAAGCATCCAGAACAAAGCGGGTGCTCAGGCATTCGGCCTCATCCAGTTCATGAAAGGCGCTGCGTCGGACCTGGGCTATACCCTTGATCAGATCAAGGCCATGGATCAGCTCACGCAGCTGGATCTGGTCTTCAAGTATTTCGAGTTCTGGATGCGTGCTGGCAAGCGCTATACCCAGCTGGAAGACTTCTACCTCACCATCTTCTACCCGGCTGCGGTCGGCAAACAAGCTGATCAGGTGCTGTTCGACAAGAACGATCCGAAATACCTCAAGTCGTACACCCAGAACAAAGGGTTTGATGTGGATAAGGACGACAAGATCACCATTGGTGAAATCTCGTCCACGATCTACAACTCGTACTACGCCGGTATGGACCCAGCCAACCGCCTTCCCCTTCTCTAATAAGGACGCGTCGTCATGACCCCTACCCAGATCAACAACATCATCACGTTGGCAAACGTCGTACGGTTCATCCGTAAGACTGTTGACAAAGTCGGCCTCGAATACATCGCCCCGCTGGATCCTGCTGAACAAGCAGAGAAAATCAGCAAAGCAGTGAACCACAAGGCTCAATCCTCTCTCATCAAGGATCCTCAATAATGCTCAGTAAAGACGATCTGATTCTCGCCCAGCTGATCGCCAGCGGTCTGCCCGAGAACTACGAGGTGAAAGCCTCCGGCATCATTGCAGGGTTGAACGAAGTCAGTTATGCGGTCAGTCCGTA